GCCCGCGTGTTGATGATGAGCCTGTCATTATTTCCTAGTATACCACCATACGCGACCTGATCGACGATGCTACCATTCAAAAACCGTTGTATGCGAATGTTCTCTGCTGTCTGTGACGCGCCACATTCAATGATGATGCGTGGGAATGTTTCCGCGTTGCCTGATGGTGTCACGGTAAACTCACTCGATGTGCCACTGACAGCGTATGTCGGGGCAGTGCCACCCCATGAAGAGCCCGAGCCCCAACTACTGCCATCACCCCAACTCGGTGCTTCTGTGCCCTGTGAATACCATCGCGGATTTGTCACCTGCCAATTGACCTGTACACGTAATCGTGCATGAGGTTGGTCTGCTGATGTCTCTGTGTATGAGATGTTGCTGATGGATGCCTCGCAGTACCGAACATCGAGCGTGGCATCTGTTGGTTGTTTGTATAGCCGTTTAACCCCAAACGATGACATCCGCGCCACGTCGGATTTGAGCTGTTCCATCTGCTGTGCCTGCTCATCAGGTGTCAGATGCTCATCAGCAATCAACCAAAACGTTGCCTGCACATTACCAACAGCGCGAGGCGATGGCGCAACGCCGTACTCATTCACACCACCAGACAACCCCGGCAGGCGTGTCGCACGTTGTACCAAATCACGGAAATTGTCGCGCAATGACACCAGCCGTGACTGGTCAAACGTGTACTGTTCTGCGCCTTGCCCAAATCGTACCAGTGTGTCCATTACCCACGACTCCTCATAATTTCTGCCAATTCCTGCTCAAATGATCGCGCCAATTGTGCGCCATCCACGTCACCTGTTGCATTGATGTTGATTGTGCCAATTTCAATACGACCACCCAGCGCATCATTCGGTATGATTGTCCCTGATGATGATGGAACAAATAGTTCAGGCCCGACCTCACCAACGATGTACGGGTTGCCTGCCATCACTGGACCACCATTGGCGCGGTGCATACCACCGCCACCCGTTGGCGCGTCGTAATACCCTACAAATCGCGGGTCATCAATCATGCCAAATGCAATCAAAATGTCCTCAATTGCGTCCTCAAATGGCTTGATGAGGTTTTCATACACCCACATCGCCACATCACCTAAACCATTCGCAACCGCCGTCAGGATGCCAGTACCAAATTCTATGAGCTTGTCATACAAATCACCGACTCCGATGAAATTGCCGATTGCGTCAATAATCGGTCCAATGAATGTGTCACGAATCCACGTCCCAATGCTCACGATTAATTCCAAACCCGCACCAACAGCATCGAGGAAAATTTGACCCAAACTCAATAGCGACTGCCATAAATCACTTGTCGTGCCACCCTCAACAGTCAGACCGCCAACCAATGGGGCAATCAGTGTGTTATACAACCACGCACCCACGTTTTGAATGTACGTCAGACCCGCGCCAATGCCTTCTAAAATCGATCCACCAAATGATTTGAGCTGTTCCCAGATTTGACCAATGCCGATGTGTTCTGCCATGCCTGTAATAAATGGGTCAATGACTGATTCCCAAATCCATGTCGCAACACCACCCAGCATGCTCAAACCTGCGCCGATGCCCTCGAGAATGCTCTTACCAAATCCCATCAGTGATTCCCACAGACCACCACCCGCGCCTGATTCACCATCAACAGATGTGAATAGCGGTTTAATCAGCGTGTCATAAATCCATGCGGGTATTGATTGAATAAACGTGATGCCTTTGCCGATGAGGTCGAGGAATCCAGTGCCCAAATTAACCAGCGTGTCTGCTAATTGCCCGCTGTCGATGTAATTAAATATAGCATCGCCTAGTGGTCGAATCAGATTTTCATATACCCATGTCAGACCCTGACCCAATAGGTTGAGACCCTTGCCGATTGCATCCATGAACATCGCGCCTAACGATCGCAAATCTTCCACCAGTTTCCCGCTTGTGACGTACGTTATAACTGCATCGCCTAGTGGTTTGATGAGGTTGTCCCAAATAAATGTGACGATGCTCCTGCCCATGTTGAACCCATTTTCAAGTAGCGCAAAACCAAATCCCTGCATCTTCTTGAAAATTTCACCCGCACCACCCGCGCCTTTTACCATGTTGCCGATTGTTTTGCCTAGCGGTTTGATGATGTTGTCATTGACCCATTTACCGACATTCGACAGCGTGGAGCTCATATTGTCCAGTAGTTCAGTACCAAACGTCTTCGCTTTTTGAAACACTTCGCCACCACTCAGAAACGATTGCAGACCCTCAATCAGAGGTTTAATAAATACGCCTTTTATGTACGTCCATGCGTTCTGCCATCCGCCAATTTTAAACGCATCAGCAAGCCCAACGAGCCATGGCAGGATGTTCGCATTAAACCACGTCCGAATGCCACCAAAATCAGTCACAAACGCGACAGCAAGTGCGGCGACTGCTGCGACTAATAACCCAATCGGTGACAGCACAAATCCCAGCACCGCGCCCAATCCGCTCAATGCCACACCTAGCACACTCACTGCCGTGCCAATCGCCAATAATATTGGACCGACAACCACTGCAGCTGCTGCAATTTTGACAATCGTTTGTGCCAGTTCCGGGTTCGCATCCGCCCACGCTTTGATGTTGTTGACCACGTCGATGGCAGATGCAATCAGGGGCTTTAATGTGTCCTCAACAAATGGACCCATGACACTAATTGCCAATGATTCCAGTGAGCCCATCAGGCTACCAATCTGACTGTTGAAACTGCCCATCATCTGCTCAGCAACCACCGTCGCCTGTGCTGATTGTTCCATTGCGCCCTGTGTGTCTGCCAAATCGTTCCCAAATAGCAAGGTACGCAATGACAACTGACCATAGGAGCCTGCCAGACCCATGATGATGTCGTTCTGTTCAGACACTGGCAAATCTTCCAAGCCCGTGCGGATTTCACCCAGCAACGAGTTCAGATTTTTCATGTTGCCCTCAGAGTCATACATGCTCGTGCCGAGTTTCGACCACGCCTCCTGTGTACTCGATGTCGTTGCAGACATTCCCAACAGCATCGATTTGAGGTTTGTACCAGCTTCCGCGCCTTTCAAACCACCCTCTGCCAATACAGCGAGAGCGGCGTTTGTCGTGTCAACATCCAACCCAAACCCTGCTGCGATGCCACCAACATTGACAAATGCCTGCCCTAACATGCTCACCGATGCCGATGACACCTGTGATGCCTGTGTTAGACTGTTCGCCACATATTCCGCCGCCGTCAAATTACCAACGGTGTCGCTCGCAGCAAGCCCAAACATCGACATGATGTCAGTGAGCGTGTCTGCCGATTGCCCGAGTTCCAAACCACCCGCAGCTGCTAAACTCATCACGTGTGGCAGGGTAGAAAACGCCTCTTCGGTTGATTGCCCTGATGTGAGCAGGTCGAGAAATGCCTCTGATGCCTGTTGTCCACTGAATACAGTCGCCGCGCCCATTTCCAGCGCATAGTCTGAGATGGCTTGTAATTCCTCGCCAACAACGCCCGTGCGTGCGCTAATCTCATTGATGACGCTCTCAAAATCGCCATACGCTTTGATGCCAACAGCACCCATCGCAGCAATCGGAGCCGTCGCCATCGATGCCTGCATGCCCATAGATTGCAAATTGCCCCCGAGGTTGCGGAGGCTTGCACCCATGTTTTGAAATGTGCCACTGATGCCACTGATTTGCTGTTCAGCGTTGCGCATCCCTCGTGTAAATCCGCTGTCATCCAGTGACAATAATGCTGTTAGACTTGCGACTTCTGTTGCCATTATTTACGTCTCCGATTCTGGCTCTGTTGCCATGCCTGAATCTCATTATTAGCCGAGTAAATTTCTAGTACATCGGCGACATCCTGTGCTGGCATACTGTCCACGTCATGAGGTGGCATGTGCAAAATTAGTGCCACCTGTGCGCGCTCAATGCGGTCAACTTCCTCCGCGTCCAATTGCACCCCGCCGATTTTTTTGACAGCGTGGACGTATGCCAGATTTAGTTTTTTGCCGATTCCTGACGGCTACTACCTGCCAATTGCACAAGCTCATCAAAACGGTCTGCTTGCAACCAATCCAGATCATCGACATCGTCCCATGTCAGGTCATCAGGTGCGCCATCAACGAGCCAATCCATCGGCACATATTCCAACACCTGAATGAGCAGGGCATCGCGCTCATCTTCTAGTTTAAAAATCTCATCCATCGATGCAATGCGCCCAGCGTTTAACGTCTGCTGTTCTTCTGGTGTCAAATCGTCACGCGCATCAGCACCAATCACAACGGCATGTTGCGCCATCGAAACCTGTGTGCGGGCGAACTGTTTCGCCCATTTACGCGACACATTACGAAAATTAAAGCGTGGGGTCTCTTCCTTTTTAACCATGATTAGAATGTGTCTCCATTAGGAATGGTTGCTGTTGGTGTCGCCGCGCCCTCAAAGCTCAGTTCAAACATCACCATGCCTTTTGCAATCGTTGGCGATGGTCCTGTCACGCTGGACAAAATCATTGTGCATTCAAATTTCGGTTTGCCAGCTGTGTTGCCCTCTGGTCCAAAGATCAGCGTGCCTTTTGTGCCTGATTTGAGTTTGCCAACGTATGTCGCCAAATCCGCATCATCATACACGATGTTGAATGACATGCTGTTGTCGAGCAAACCGCTCGCACGTTCGACATGAGTTGCGCCACTGCCTGCGGTGATGTCCACTGTTGTGACGCTTTCATCTTTGCTCACGTCACCTGTCCAATACCCGTCAATTTGCGTACCGTCCCATGACAGGTACACGTTGTTGCTGTTTAATGTTGCCATTACAGTTTCTCCATAACTATGTTGTACTGATGCCCGCTGTTGTATAGCGGTTTGTCATCACTAATCATCTCAATCTGCTGTATGATGCGCAATTGCTCAACCGTTGTGATTGTCCAGTTGGCATCACCTGTTATTGTACCACCATCTTGCGAGCCCTGATTATTCAACAGCGCACTGATTCGGCTCGCACCTGCCATCGCATCCGCCATCTGCAATGCTACACATTTGACGCTGATGGTGAATTCTGCATCATCGCGTTTGAGGTCATTGCGCTCGCCACCACTACTGACAAAAAACACCACATATGGGCGTATAACCTGCGCTGGTACGATTTCAGGGTAAACCCTGTCCTGCCATAGCGTGTCATTGCGTAACGCGCTGTATAGACTCGTGTACAGTGTTTCCAATGCGCTCATTAGTCTATGTCCAGTTTCTGCTTCGCATCGTCCATGATCTTCTTTTGCCATTCAGCAAAAACAGGGTTCACAAACGGACGCGCCGCCATCTGCTCTGTGCCTAGTTCTAAATGCACGCCGTACTCAACACCGTCATGGATTTCGTATGTCATGTTTCCGAGCTTACGCAATCCCATACTGCCACGCAATGCGCCTGTGTCGATGTTCGGAGGGTAGCCGGGTTGAGATGCCACATGTTTGACCGTGCCTCGTGTGTGCGTTTTGCCATCAGGCGATGTGCCAAATGACAGCTGGATGTCGCCTAGGATTTGCATCCCAACGCCACGCAACCACGCATCAGCACGCGCGGGCTCATTGTTGATGATGTTCTGTAGCTTACGCATGTCCACTTTGATTTGCAGGTCTGCCATGTCATCGTTCCCGTTCTACGAGCACATGTACGTCCAGCTCATCTGTTCTGTCGTCCATGACTTTTGTCACACGGTACACATGACCGCCAACTGTGATGCGGTAGTCAACACTAACATCAGTGCCCGCCACCAGTACGATTTTGTATTGGTCAATCATCAATTCCTGATTACCCATCATCTCATTACGACCACCACCACCTGTGATGACCCGACATTTGACATTTAATGCCACTGTTTCCCAATCGTGCACCTGCTCGCCATAGATGCCCCGTGTGTCAGATTCGCGCTCAATAAACGCCGTCTCTGTTAACCATCGGTTTGTTTGTTTTTGCAATTGCGCACGGATGCTATTGGGTAACATTAGACATCCTCATCTGTGTTGTCTTCTGTATAGTCGGGCTCGGATTCCTGACGACTGTCCGCACGGTATGTATGTGTCACAGTCGCCACGATCTTCTTTAGCCCAAACTCGCGCCGTTTGTCCATCAACAGCATGCGCCACGCATCAATTGACGATTTAGGATTGACTGACAACCAATCGGAGCTAAATTGTGGCGTACGCGCTAACGTGGTGATGTACTGCTCAATTAGGCTCACAACGGCACGTTGCCAACTCCCATCATTTAACGTGATGGCATAGGTGATGTCCTCATCAGACCAAATCGCATCTGCCTCAACGGTGTCCGCGAGGTGGTAGCGCACGCGCGTGATGTCTGTTGGATTACTCGTGTCGTATGTGAATGCCATTAGCCTCGACCGCCCTCATTTACTAGCAACGTAACCACTGCACTCCCAGCATTGGATTGTGCAATGGATGCCGTAATGTAACTGTCAACAGCGAACGGGCAGGTCTGTTTGTTTAGCTCTGCGCCCGTGTTGTCGTGAATCTCAGGATGTGGGTACCACCAACCATCAGCATTGACATTGGTGAGCGTCAAAATCGGTTGTCCGTGACCATCGACAATCGTTGTGTCTGCCGTGCCTGCCTGACTCGTAAAATCGATTTTGATTGCTGCAATCATGCCATTCACAGGTCGTGATGTCGTGCCACTGCCTGTCGCGCTTCCTGCTGTTCCTGTTGTCGTGATGTTAATTGTATACGTCCGAATCATCGCGCACCGCCTTAGGCAGCAAACGTGATGGCATCAGACACAACCAACTCGCCACTTGGCATCACCAGCACAATGTAGTATGTCGCCGCGCCACTAGCATCACCAATGGTGACATCGATGTCGCCATCTACTTCACTGATGAGTACGCCTGCGCTGTTTGCGATGTGCTCAATGATGAGCCCGTCTGTACCGATTGCCAGCGATGTTGTCGCAGCAACTAGCGTGTCGCCGTTCGCATTGTCACTCAGGTAGAACTGCACAGCAGAGCGTGTCGCCATCGCGTCGCCGTTGCCATCCAATAATTGAATGACCACATTGATTTCGTTGCTTGTTTCATCACCAGCTGTGAATGTCGCACCATTAGGTGATGCAAACCCTGACACGCTGATGCCGTTTGGAAAATATGTTAAACCCATGTATTGCCTCCAATAGGTCAGGGGCGCATTGTACGCCCCATCATCGTGTCAATTAGCTAACGTTGTGACCGTAAACCCAACGCCAATCGTCCCAACCGTAGGAGTAGCGCATGTACGCTTCATATACTGCTTCGGTTGCTGTCTGGTCTGCTACACTGATTTCTAGTGGTGTGCGGTTGTACCATTTCAGGCTAAGATTCATCCAGACCGTGTCCATCATAAACCAGTTATTGCTGTCGTTCAGGTAGTGCCATGGAATGACAGTAAAACGCCCCGCCTGTGGGTTGATCGCGTTGTTCGCAGATGTTGGGTCTTGCAAACTGTTCACGATTTCCAGTGCTGTGTCTTCGAGTTCAGGAGGTACCATGAGCGCGTTTGGCATCATGCCGAGAATATTACCAGCATCGTCCTCTGTGCTCATCATAGCCTGACGTGTTTCGCT